CAGCTGGACGATGCGCATGACGGCGAGGACCGCCAGGAGCGCGAGGGTGATGAACAGCATGGTTTTCTCCTTTGGGGTTGTTGCTGGTTGTCCGCCCTGGCACAACGCCGAGGGGTCGGGTTACTTGGTTGCTGCGGCCGCGTAGTAGTCGCGGGCGCGTTGCTGCGGGTCGTCGGACTGTTTCGTGGTGCCGCCACCGGTGACCTGACCGCCGGACTTGCCGACCATGGTGGATCCGGCCAGCAGGTAGGGCTTCTTCTCAGCGATGGCCTTGAGCGCAGCCAGTACGGCCGCGTCGTCAACCTCGCCGCTGTCGTCGGCGAAGTCGTCCAGGTCGAGCATCCGCAAAGCGTCCGCCGGGTCCTGGAACTTCAGGCCAGCGGCAACAGACTTGACCTCGGCGGTCACAGCGCGACGGATCGCATCCCACGTCCGACTGTTCGCGGAGTCGCGTTCGTCGGCCAGGCGTTCGGCGTCGGTCTGATCCTGGGCCTTGAGCGCGGCAAGCTCTTTGGCTGCTGCGCGGTTGGCCTTGGCTTCCGCCTCATGCTTGCGGGACATGGACTTCCAGTCCGTGGTGTCAGACGTCTGCGGCTCGGTGCCCTGCCCTTCGGCAGTGGTTCCCTCGCTGGTCTGCTCCTCGGTGCCTTCGGTGCCTTCGGTGCCTTCGGTCTCTTTGTCAGCCATGATGTGTTCCTCCCGTGCGGGATCGGCCCGTCCGCTGTGCAGCGTCAGGGCATGGGGTGGTGCAGTCTCACCGTGCGGTGAGGACAAATGGGGGGGTGGAATAAAAACTGGCATAAAATCATGCCGGGAAGTCAGTAACTCAGTAACTCAGCGAGCGCGCCCGACCTGCTCCCGGGCCGGCTGCCTCTTCGCAGTAGTCGAAGCCACAAGCTCGCGGATCTTCCCCTGATACGCGCGCACCTGCCCGCCAGTCCTACGTTCGGCGGCAGGATCCAACGCGACAGCCTGCGCACGCTTCCACGACCTGACCTGACGCTCCAGATACCGCAGCTTCTGCCGGGCCGCATCACCGGCCGGGTCCGCCGTGTCGTGCATCGCCTTGGTGATGCCAGGCTGGTAGGCGCCAAGACTGTGACGGCAACCGGGATGAAACAGGCCCGCGGCAGTGGCCTCCGGTAGCGTCCCCGCGACACGCACACCGCCGGCCCCGTCGATCATGCCGATCGTCGCGCCGGACAGGGACAACACTTCGCCCTCCCACGGCCTGCACAGCGGGCACTCTTGCGGTGCGTCGCTGACGATGACCAGGTCCATGCCGTACGCCTGCAGACGATCAACGTGAGCCGCAACGGCCGCGTGAGCTGTCGAGGTCCGCACTGCCATCTCGACATACGAGGCCATGTCCCACCCGCGGCCGCGCTGATCCACGAACCCCGTCACCCCACGCTTGGCGAAGTCGTTGAGCGCAGCCTGTGCCGCCTGCCGCCGGGTCAGCGTCCCGAGCAGCACCTGCCCTGACGCCTTCGCGACCACCTCGCGGTAGACGTCCATCGTCGAACGCAGAATCCGCGGGTGCGTACCCACAACCTTCGCCGTGGTCTCCTCCACCAGTCGCGCAACAGCCCGCGTCCCGGGCAGCGGGTCAACGACCTCGGCCAACGCCCGCTCGAGCACCCCGGCCAGGTCAGTCGCGGCGACCGCGGAGCCGCGGTTCCACGCGGTCAGGATGGCGTAGGCCACGGACTGCCCCGCCGCCTGCTCCAACTGGGTGAGCAGCACCTTGGCGCGGGCCTGAATCAGCTGCACCTCGAGGAGCTTCTGCTCAGCCCACGCCGGGCCGTCGATGCCCTTCGCCAACGCCTTGGCGATCCGCTCGAGCAGGACCCGTTCCGCCTCGGTGTAATGCTCGACGACACCCGCGGCCAGGCCGGTGGCGAGCTCGGGTGAGACGGGCATGGGTTGAGACTAGGCCCCGGACGGGCTGTTCGCGGCAGCGAACGGGTCAGGCACAGCCATACCCTGCTCTGCCCGGATCAGATCCGCCTCTTTCTTCACGTCGAGGGCGTCGAGGTCGGGCTGCATGATCCGCACCCGCGTCTCCGTGGACGCAGCCTGAGCGAGGGCCATGGCCTGCACCGACTGGGAACGCACCAGCAGCGGCTCACGCGCACCATCAGGCCACGACAGGTCAACATCCTCCGACACCACGGCCCCACTGTGGAACACCAACGCGTCCAGCTGCAGCAACGTCGTGGCCAGCGGGCCCAACGCCGCAGACCAGTGCCGGATCTTCGACCCGCGCGTCTGCAAGGAGTCCTTCTCCCGGGAGTGGATCTCTGTGGCTGTGGCCGCAACCTCATCAGGCATCCCGAACGTCAACGGGGAGTAGCCCGTCGCACGCAGGACCTCACGCAACGCCGCGTTGATCACCCCAAGGTGCTGCTCGACCCGGATGTCGAACTGCTGCGGGGTGATCTGCTTCACGTTCATGTCTGAGGGCGGCATCGACAGGGGTGTGAAGATCTCCTGGTCCGCGTCAAACGCGGCACCCATGCCCGCACCAAGGTTCGTCAGCATGTACTCCGGGACCACCAGTCGGCCCTTACCCAACCGCAGGTCACGCATCAGCGAGGACCACGCCTCGTCAATGTCCTGCATCAACGGCTCAACCCCGCCGGCCAGGTCGGGCTTCCCCAGGTCGCACAGTTTGGCGTTGGTCCGCCACGCCGGCATCGGCCGCGCGTTCGGCACATACGCCGCCGTCAGACCCTTCACCCCGGTCGAAATGGCACCCTCAGCGTCAACCAGGGTCGCGTAGGCCTTGGTGTCTGGGTGGTCTTCCAACGGCTGCGGCGCGCCGAGTTTGTCGGCGGTGCCCTTGTACAGGCCGTGCAGGATCCGGCCCGGCTCGTGGCGCTCGAGGTGCCGCCACACGGCCTGCTCAGATGTGCCCTCCGGGACGGCCAGCTTGTCCCAGAACGTCACCCCAACCAGGTGCCCCCACCGGAAGTCAGGGATGGCCCGGTCGGCGTCAACAATATCGAGCATCACATGGTCGGCAACCTCTGTGTCCCAGACCAGGCGCAGGTACACCCCACCCAGCCCGGCGGCGTAGAACGCGCCCTCCAACAGTGCGGAGTGTGTGCCGGGGGTGTTCACGATCCGGTCAAGGCGGGTCTTCGCGGCATCGTTGCCTTGTCTGTCTGGGACGGTGAACATTGGCGGCGCAGCAAACAGCAGCTGGGAGCTCATCCGGCACAGGTCTGCGGCGACGGGCAGGTGCCGGCGACGATCCACCAGCCCGGCCTGCGGCTTCCCCCAGAACGCACGACTCGCGAGCCCGAGAAGCCCGCCGGAGTACTGCGACGGCCTGGCTTGCTGCTGCTGTGCCTGCCATCCACCGTAGACGGCGATCAAACCTGCAGGGTCGCCGACAACCCAGGCGTCCCATGTGGACATTGCGGCCAGGGCTTGGTCGTACGGCTTCGGGGGCCAAGGTCCACCGGTGGGAAGGCTCATGCGGCAGCTCCCATCGGGGTCTCGGTCAGTAGGTGGATGCTGCCCGACCACAATGCTCGGGTCGAGAAGATGCTGTAACGCAACGCGTCGACC